GATATGTGGTTCGCTGGAACCCTCACCTATCTTGATTATATGTTCACGACTGCTGATATAATGAACAATTTGGACATAATAGGAAACTGCAAGGAATACAATTGGGCATCAGAATTCTTCAAAATCATGGCAGATATGGCAGTATCTGAGGGGAACCATAATGCACTGGTTAATTTTATGAAAAGTCTTGAAGGATTTCTCCTAAATATGTCAGATTATGATGAAGATCATGCCATGAATTGGAAACCATTGCTAGAGGCCTGTGTTGATTTATGGGAACAAGATAAAATTATATGTAGCATTGATTACGACTTTAAGATTATACCAGCATTGATACATGATAAGAATATAATGATTACACGAGAATCATTCTTTATGAGAATTATCGAAGTATGCCACAAATTGTCCAGAACACACATCCAAGAGTTATCATCACTCCACAAATTGATATTCTATGCAGAGGTTGATTCACTAGCAGGTGTTGAAAAGTTCTTAAAACGGGTACATACTAAGAGAGAATATGAGTCAGAGCCAATATCAAATATAACCCGATTGGCGAAGCAATTGTTCTTGTGTGAATACAGGAAGAAGCACGGGTTAATACCAAATATTGAGGGTGATCAAGACAAGATCAAATTACTTCAAATCTATGGGTCCAGGAACGATTTATCTACTATTAAGAGTTTACCACTATCCTGGTGGGATGGTGTGACTATCTTTAATTGTATGGATAACACCCTTACAGAAGATGCATTGGAATTTGCAAAGGATAAAGGGGCATTGAAGAAGGAAATTAGATTTGGACCTGGTGATAGTCGAAAAGAATTGTTACAAGTAATTGAGAAGAAAGATTATAAATTGAAAGATTTCTTTGCTCAAGGGCCATTTACACCGAAATACCCAAAGGTATTCAAGACTCATCAAATGAGGGAACCATTCAAGAGTGATCATCCAGTCAGATTAATAGAGAAGGAACGAGAACAAAAGATAGAGGCCAGATTATTTGCCAACGGTGAATTATCTGATAAACATGCATTGAGTCTTGTCACAACTCAAATGAAGAAGGCTCTAAGCTATTTTGATGAACAATTAATGACACCAGCAGATAAGAAGCGAAAAGAGATTCTACATAATGCCGCCCAGAAACTTCTCCAGCCTAACATATATTCATTACTGTTAGATATTGAAGGTCATAATCAGTCCATGCAATCAGGGAATACCTCAGAGCTAGCAGAATTTTGCGGATTGCTTTTTGGTCAGAGGGGGTGGGGAACCTTACCGGATTATTTTTCCCTTATCGATGTCTATCATTATGATGAATTCGAAGATGAGGTCATATTGAGCAATGGGCAATTAGGTGGAATAGAGGGATGGCTCAACCCTCTCTGGACTTTACATACCACATTAATGATGAAATTACTTCGATACATGACGGACTTAATGGTAGAGGAGATCATGGTCTATTCTGATGATGTTAATGCATTATTCAAAATAGTTCAGCCGAATGAGAATACTATTCAATCGGTATTCAATAAAGTGATAGGACATTGCGCTAAGTTTGGTATGATAGTGAAATTTAGCCAGACTAATCTTTCAAAGCATCGGGTAACGATGCTTAGGCAACACTATGCTGACGGTATACGTGCTGACTCCACCCTGAAGAAACTAATATCAACAAGTGGTGCAAATAATCCTATGTTAATGGCGGAAGAGCTAGAAGTGGCTGGAATTTGTTCATCTATATCGTCTGCTTTAGAAATGAGTAATCATAGTGAAACCTGTGCATATTTGAAGAATTACAAAATTGGACTATTATTAGCAAGGTTACCTCATATAATATTGTCTCATCCGCAAGAAAATAGTCAACTAAGTATGGAAAGATTACCTTCAAAACTAGTAAATCTTTTATATAATGTAAAGGATGATAAAACTCATCTAATAGGGCTAAGTTTCAATAAAACTTTGGAGGCAGTACGTAATGATATAGCTGCATACCTCAATGAACGACCACAGAATATAAGCGAATCATTATTGAAGGACACAGTCAAAATGTTATATCATATCCCGATATCTCAGGAAAGATTCATTGATAGTCCAGACAGACTCCTGTATTTGCAAATCTATGACACATTCATCAGAGATTTATTATTTTTTTGGGTCTATCTCCCTTCATCCGTTGGTGGATTAGGTGGCATACTACACTTAGATTTAATGTTATCCGGTCATAGTAGTGGATTATCTAAGTCACTTCACTACCTTCATCAATGGATAATTCACAGATCGGATGAGAAACAATTCTTCCTAGATTATCTATCTGTAGCACTCAGCGTAAACCTGGAGAAGGAAATTAACACATCGGAAGAACGAGTGCTCACCAGCAATTGGCCTAATGATATGACTATAACTACGGCTAACACTAGTATAACACAATCAATAAAGGGGATGATCAAACAGAGGACCAATAATCTAGAAGTTAAGATCCTATTCAAATTGCAAGATGAAATCCCACAATTACGAAAGCATTTCATTTGTATATTCAGAAATAATTTTCACCCGAGAATTGCTCAATTTTATTATGAGAATACTTCCGCCCATTTCATTGATTTATTAGTAAATAAAATTGAGACTAGCTCAGGTTTGCTATCATTCATCAAATCATTATCGAGATTAAGGAATTCTTTAGTCTCAAGAATGATGGATAATATTAAGCATGGAGCAAAATTAGGCAGAAATAGTTATGGTATAATTGATAATAATACAGACACGGTCTCCTATCTGATACAAAGACGTACATCTATGTTTCCTCTAGTGAAATTTATAGAAGTAGATGAGATTTTATACGATAATCGAATGCAAGAGGTATTTTCCGCCCCTTGTATGCTTACCATCAGGAAGAT